ATGTCATACGCCTTGGCCATGATCTTGGATCGGAGCGTGGCCAGGTCATGCCAGGTGTCGAGGTCGCACACATCGGCATCGATGGGGAAGTGCGCTTCCTGCAGCGCATAGAGCTGGTAGAGAGTGCCGACGTATGGGTCCGGGGCATAGTCTTTTTTCTCACAGCTGGCGCAGATTACTGGGAGGTTCGGTCCGTTGCGCCCGTAGCATTGTTTTTTCCGGTCCTCGGTGCATCCGCCCTCCAGAAAGCGCTCGATGGCATCGGCGAAGTCGTAGGCGGTGGATGGTGTGCCATGTCTGGGAGAATAATCATCCTCCCCTACGGCAAAGGGTCGGTGGCGTAGCCGTTTGCTGGCGGCGGTGGCTGGTCATCATCGAGCTCCGCATCGCTGTCCACGAAGATGTCCGGGTCGATCCGCTGGCCGGTTCGCTCGAATACCGACTGAGCCACCGCTGCGACAACATCCCCGGCCGATTCGCACATCAGGTCCAGCCAGTCCGCGCGGTAATCTATGTCTTTAGGATCGGAAGAAAATGGCTTTCCGCCGATGCCGAGCGTCCCCTTCTTGAACCCGGTGATGATCCGCTTGCCAAATTTGGTGCGGGTCGAATAAGTCTGGTCCTTGAGGCGTCGTCCCTCGCGCTTCCAGAGTTGCGATCCGTAAGCCACGCGCTCCTGATTGCTCGGGATGCGATAGCTTATTTCGTGGACATCTCCGCTGATACCGTCGATGATTTCGATCACGTTCTTGTCAGCCGCCAAATCACGCATACTTGTTCCTTTTCTGTTTTTTGGTTTCTGGTGTGGTGGGTGCATCGAATGCTTCCACGGTCTCTATCTCCGATGCCGGTTCCGTCCCCTGCACAAGTGGATCGAGAGCGAAACTGTGGCGCTCGCTGTTCTGTACCAGGTCGAGCGCCACGTCGTCCGGGTACTCTTTGACCTGGCCGCGACAATGCGGGCCGTATTGGCCGACAAGCACGAACCCTCCAGGACCGTTGTAGACGACTCTTGGCATGTCTGTTCCTTTCGTGTGGGTAGAAGCGAATGTAGGGGCTGGTTTGTAAGTGCGGGTTTGAAACCAGCCCTTACACGCACATACATGCACTCCAGCATTTACCAGATCAGCAGCTTGATTTCGTCGTCACTGCCGGTCGGGATAAAGGGGATGTCGTACTTCGCCAGGCCGTCCGAGTTGCGATATTTGGGATTGTCGAACTGTGCTTCCTTCATGTAGAGGGCCACGCGGTTGCCGTAAGTCGAGCCCACGTCAACCAGGATAGCCTGCTTGGTGCCGGCGTCCCAAATGGTCCACGGATTGAAGGTCGACAGCGCCTCGACATCCGGGTCCACGGAACCGCTCGGATCGCGCCCGCTGATCCTCACCTCGCCGATGCCGTCGACGTCCTGCATGTTTTTGGAGAGCGACGTCTTCACGCCCAAATCAACGGAGACTTTCTCCGCCACGGCCGCGCCAAATGCGCCGATGTTGAGGTCCACACCGAGCACCTGGGGCGGAAGGCCGGTATCAAAAGCGGCTGTCCCCGACACTGAGTTATCGGACGGGGCCGCATATTGGCCAACCATTTTGAAACTCATTTTTGGATACTGTCCGACGGTAAAATCCAGCGAGAGCGACCCACGGCAGCCGACCGCGATGTGGCGGATGCCGTCCAGGTAGTAATAGATGGTGCAGGATCCAAAGCTGGAGCTGACCGGCTTATAAAGCAACCCGTTCTGGTCCATCGGGTTGGTTCCAACGGTGGCTGTGGCCCCGGACGTTCCGCCGGTGATGGTTTCGCCGGAGGTCAGTGATCCGCTGCTGGCGCTCAAAATGATGTGGTTCGCGGTGCGAAACTGGACCACTCCGGTCTTGCTGCTGGTGCCACCGGTCACCGTCTCGCCCACCACAAACGTGCCGCTGCCCCCGCTGATGGGCACGCATTCGACGGCGGTAACCCCAAGGCCGCAGGCGAGCAGCAAAGCCTCCGCCTTGAGGGCTGTCCCGCCGGTCCCTGAACCCTTCAGCTCAGTTTCAAAATCGATGCCGATGGACTTCTCGCCGACCACGTGTCCAATCGGGGAAATGGTGGCGCGCAGATAATCGCGGGTGACCTTCGAGCCGTTGACATTGAAGGTCGGCTCGCTGATCAGGATGCCGTTTGCGTCTCCTGGGGTCGGGTCGGTCCCATAGGAGACCTCTGCCTTTGCCAGAATCGTACTCATGCGGATGAGTTTGCTCATAATAAGGTCCTCCGTTTGGTATTATTTGGGGTTCGCTTGGTTCTTGACCATTGCAACCGCCATTTCTATGGCCAAGTTAATGGCCGTTGTCGATATCTCGCGGCCTTCCTGGATTGCCTTCGCCCATATGCGGTTGTAGGCTTCCGCCCGTTTTTCCTCGCTGCTCAGGCTGGATAACGTGAGCTCATCACACACTGCCAGAGCTATTTCGCGTAAACTTTCGGTCATCTTCCCGATACTGGTGGCGGCAACTTCCGCGAAAAAACCACGAAACCAGCTGAACACTTTTGAAAAAAAGTTCATGTTGTTATCCTTTCGTCCAGGCTTAAAACCGGCATCGGATTCCGACGCTCGGGTGAGGGCATATAGTCGGCCCATCCCACCGGTCACTCAGACGACTGTCCACACTCATCCTTACAAACGGAGCGCACTCCGCCACTGATTGGCTTGTTGGTCCGCAGGCGCAGCCAGATATTGGCAGCAGCATCCAGCACGGTAGCAACAGCCGGAACAGCAACACTGAGAGCCAGACCAATTGTCTCGATTTCCTCATGGGATAGCTCAACGTATATCCCCAGCGCTGCCGCCACGGTGATGGCAGCCTTGATCAGGTTGTACCAGATGGTCTTGGATTCGACCCACTGCTTCCCCTCACAATCCTTGAGCGCGGACCTGGCCGAGGGCAAAGCTTTCAACAGTTTCAGCCAGCTTATTTTCATGCCGATGCCTTCCGTGCTTCCTCAAAGCCGACGTCCTCCGCCATCATCCGGGCCAGGGTTCGAGCCCTCTTCCCAACCTGCACGGACCATCGCGAGGCGAGCATGTTTTTAGCGGCAACGACATAATCCCCAGCCTCAATGGCAAGGATTGTCTCTTTGAATTTCTTGAACCCGGCCATCCCCAAATTGAAAACCATATCCATGACCACGGCGGAGCGCGCTTCGCTCAGCTTGTCGAACCATGGGAAAGCCGCCGAGCATTCCTTGAAGACCTTGGTCAAATCATGGGCCAGCAGGTAATCGGCTTCTTCCTGACTGATCCCGCGGGTAGCCAGGTTCCGCCCGTAGCCAATGGTGGGATATCCGGTCACCACCGATTCCGGCACAATCGGCCGGCCGGTTGCGTCGTCGTAAACCGTGAACCGCAACCCCTCATGATGCTTGATCATGTCCAGAACGATGCTGCCCATGGCGTCTCTACCTTATGACCCGCGAATCCAATGGAAGATTCGTGTGCGAATGCGCGTTCAGCGCACCCCATATCCCTTCCTGTTCCTTCTTTAGCAGTGAATGGCGCTCGATGCAGGTATCCACATCTAACTTGCGGTCCAGTTTCTCGCTCAGAACCATGTTCTGCTTCACTATGACCCCGAGCAAGCAGGCTATTACGGCCAGAAAGAAAGAAATCAGCCAGCCCCATTCCGTATGCACAATTCCCCCTTATTCATCGTGCTAGGATGCTACAAAGCTGTCAAACATGGTGTATTCAGCACTATAGACGGACAGCCCGCGGGTGTAGAAGACCGGTTCTTCTCGGGCGATTTGAGCCGGGGACAATCCCAACACCTGCTGCTCCACCAGTGCATCCCGCACACCACGGAGCATGGCATAAACGCCTGGCCCCTCAGTTCCACCGCGTCTGGTTTCGTCCTCTGCCCGGAAAGAGCGATCACAGACGAACACCATGAAGGTCATGTGGTCGTTTTTCCTCATGCCGCTTTCGATGTAATTGGAGCCGGCATAGACCACGAAGATCGCCGGCAGGATAACCACCATGCGCTTGAAGTCATCGTCCTCAAGCTCTCCCTGATAGCTCTTGATGGTCTTTACCCCCAGTGATGTCTTGAGCGGGTCGAGCAGGGAGATAATGGCGTCTTCTATGTCCCCGAT